AGGAAAGCCCACTCGGTCGAGGTGGATAGCATATCAGCGGGAGAGTAGGAGGTTGATTGAAGAGATGAAAGGTGGTAGAATATAACTATGGAATCAGCGGGAGTACAAATTAAAAATGGTGAATATCCGCCAAACTATCAACAAATCATTGACCGACTTCCGTTAGGGAAAGAAGAGGTGTTGTTCGCTTACTATCCATACATCTTCAACCCAAGTGGAAACAAACTCAATGCTGACTTATTCCTTCACGAGCAAATCCATCTTCAAGAGCAGAAAGAGATCGGTACAGAATTATGGTGGGAACAGTATCTGAATGACCAAGACTTCCGTTTTGAAAAAGAACTCATCGCGTTTTCTGCTCAGTATGCTTACGGACTTAAAGCGTATCTAAGGAAGATTTCAGACAAAATGCTCGATGACTTTTCAGAGAAACTCAGTGATGGAATATATGGGAAACATAAATCAGTCGGAGAAATAAATGCACTTATCCGCAGAAAAGCAAGGGAATATAATAAGGCTACATAAAGCCAATTTAATTGAAATAATATCATTATGGCAAGAGGAGGAGCAAGACCAGGTGCAGGAAAGCCAAAAGGTACTACAAATAGGCCTGTTCTTCGCAATGCACTTACACCACAGAAGATAACAGCGTTACTCAACAAAGCGGTTTCTCTTGCTGATAGTGGAGATTCAGTGATGCTTAAGTTCCTTCTAGAGCAAATCTTTGGAAAAGCGGTCCAGCCTATAGGCGGAGATGATGAGAAGCCACTTGTTCTCCAAATAAACGGAATGAAGATTGTGAAGGAATAATGGAAATCACATTCAAAACTCGGAACGGAAAACAGATTGAAGCGGCGAAAGCGTGGCTTGATGATTCTGTACAGGAAATACTTTATGGAGGAGCGAAGGGAGGAGGTAAATCTTTTCTCGGTGCTTCTTTGATATTTGGAGATGCGTTGATATATCCCGACACTGCATACTTCATCGCTCGAAAGGAATTGATTGACCTCACAAACTTTACGATTCCTACTATCCATAAAGTTTTTAAGAACTGGGGGCTCGACATCAATCAATATGCCACTTATAACGGGCAAAATCACGTCTATACGCTGAAAAACGGTTCACGTGTACATCTAATAGCCTGTAAAGAAGAACCGGGCGACCCGCTCTTTGAACGCTTCGGCTCAATGGAAATGACACGAGGATGGATTGAAGAGGGTGGAGAGGTTGCAGAAAGCGCAAAAGCAAACCTTTGGCTCTCAATTGGACGTGTGAACAATGAGAAGTATGGACTGAAAAAGAAACTCCTCATTACCGCAAACCCGAAAAAGGGATGGATGAAGCGTGACTTTGTTGATCCTTTCAAGCAAGGGCTTCTTGCTCCATCTCGTCGATATATCCAAGCATTTGCACACGATAACTCCTATCTCGGGGAAGATTATGTCACCACACTTTCAGAAATTAAAGATAAGGTAACTCGCGAACGTCTTTATGATGGGAACTGGGACTACGAAGAAGATGCAGATTCGCTTATCTCATTTGATGCGCTCACAGATTCATTCTCAAACACGATTATCAAAGATGGGAATAAATATCTTGTTGTCGATGTCGCAAGGCTTGGGCAAGATACGACTGTGTTATCTGTGTGGGATGGAATGGAATTATCTGGCATTCAGCAACTCTCCAAACAGGCGACAAACGTCGTTGAACAGCGCATCAAAGATGTTGCTGCGGTGAATAGTATTCCATTTTCTCATATTATTATCGACGAAGACGGGATTGGAGGAGGGGTGGTAGACCATCTCTTTGGCGTGCGTGGATTCATGGCGAATAGCAGTCCTCTCCCGACTGCGAATGAGATTAGAAGCAGGGAAAGTAAAGTAAAACATGACTTTGTTCCAAAGACAAACTTCAAGAATCTGAAAGCACAGTGTGGGTGGAAACTCGCTGAGGTGATAAACGAACATAAGATTGCTATTCGTGTTCCTGAGTACCGTGATGCCATCATTGAAGAATTGACCTCAATCTTGAGAGACAAGGAAGTGGACAACGAATGGAAGAAACAACTTCGAAGCAAGGAAGATGTTAAGAAGGAGATAGGAAGAAGTCCTGACATTGGAGATACACTCCTCATGCGCATGTGGTTTGAACTCAAAAAAGAGGCACTTGATGAGAACCCAGAGAAGGCGGTAATTCTTGGACGACAACAGGAGATATTTGACAGGAACAAGAGTCGTGTCGGTTTGAACTCTGCGGAATAATGCGGTATAATGTAACAATAATAATTTGAGTCGGCGGACTCACTATGCAAACAAAAACAATTGGAGACTTAGTACGCAAGCAGGAGAGTGATTTTAACTCTGGGAAAACTATTATCTCAAAGTATGTGCAACTGTCTCTAAAGGAAGATTTAGACAAGATTGACGCTTATTCAAATTCTAAGCATGTGAGTGGCCCCGTGGACTCCTTAGGCAGACCGAAGCCTTTTTTTAACATTGTCACTGCGGCAATGAATATCTGGTATCGCGCGACGGACATTGACCGAGCGAATATCAAGATACGTGCCACAAAATCAAGCGACCATATTCTTTCAATACTTTACAACGTCCATCTCCAAGAATGGATGAAAACCGCTAATTTCGGGGTCTTTCTGAACCAATGGGGACGCACACTCGCGAAGTATGGTTCCGCAATCCTTGAATTCGTGGAAGTAGACGGAAAACTTGTTCCGTCAGTGCTTGATTGGAATACGGTTATAGTTGACTCAGTTCGTCTTGATAATGCTCCTATCATCAAAAAACTATACCTGACTCCGGCCCAGTTGAGGAAAAATAAGAACTATGACAAGGACGCTGTGGATGCCCTTCTTGATACACTCACCACAAGAAAAACAACTGGCCTTATCAACAAGGACAACAAGGCAGACTTCATTGAACTCTATGAGGTGCACGGAGAACTCTCACTCGCTCAGTATAAAATGGCAAAAGGTGAAGAGGTAAAAGATGAAGATGATGACGTCTTCTTCCAACAGGTCCATGTTGTTTCATTCACCAAGGCTCAGCAAATAAAGGACGGGAAGAAGTACGACGATTTCACGCTCTATGTAGGAAAGGAGGATAACCCTCACATGATTACGCACCTCATTGAGGAGGATGGGTATATTTTGGCTAATGGAGCAGTAAAATCACTCTTTCAGGCACAGCAATGGGTCAATCATAATGAGAAGGCTATCCGCGATCAACTCGACCTCGCTTCAAAGTTGATATTTCAAACCGCAGACGAAACATTTGTGGGGAAAAACGCACTGACTTCGATTGAACAAGGGGACATTCTTCGACATCAGCCGAACATGCCATTGACTCAGGTGGCGAATAATTCTCATGACATTACTGCGTTGCAGAATGACCAAACAAACTGGAAGAACCAAGGAATGGAGACCACATCAACCCCAGATGCTCTCCGTGGAAACACTATGCCATCTGGTACTCCCGCTATTCTTGCAGAACAGTTAGCCCAACAGTCTTCTTCGTTGTTTGAAATAATGACCGAGAACAAAGGACTCGCTATTGAAGAGATGATGACTCGTTTCATTCTTCCGTTCCTCGACAAGAAGATGGACACATCAGAGGAAATCATGGCGACACTTTCAAATGAAGGTATCAAAGAGATTGACGAAATGTACATCCCGAACGAGGCAATACGGAGATACAACGAATATGCGAAGGAAACTGTACTTTCAGGTGGCATACCAAGTCCGTACAATCCCCAAGAAGCACAGCAGCAGGTAATGAATGAGTTGAAACCGATGGGAAACAAGCGTTCATTTAAACCATCAGACATTCCTACTGTTACGTGGAAGAAACTTTTTGCAGGTTTCAAGAAGCGTGCAGAGGTGGAAGTGACGAATGAGATGCACGACAAACGTACTTTGCTTTCCGATCTCAACGCAACGCTTGCAAACGTCGTCAAGATGGGGGATGTCCAAAACGCACGACTTGTCCTTGGAAAAATCCTTGAAGAAACATCAGTTATGAGTCCAAACGAGTTGGCTCAAATTCAATCTGCTCCTCAACCATTACCCGGCGGGTCGAACGGCGGTGGAGGATTACCAGTAACAGCATAATATATGGTGGACAAACGACAATTAGACAGAACAGATAAAGAAAAGAATATCATTCGGACGATGTTCAATGATAATGAGAATCTTCAGCGAGCACTTCGTGATTACTTCTTCCAGTTGCCTCTTTCAAGTGAACAGGAAGGGCTTATCTCGTCGCTCACTAGTGAGCAGATAGAGACTCTTCGCAAGGAAATGCTTCCTTCTATCGCAGATAATAAGGCTGTAGGGATGAGTAATGATGTGTGGAGTGGACTTTCTGCTGATGGTGGAGTTCAGGCTACATACCCTCGCATCCTCGTTCGTAGATTGATGATTAAGTATACGGCGCAGCAACTTGATGGCCTCACTACTGGAAATAGAGATTTTGCGATTAAACTTTCCAGTTTTATTGATGAGGAAAAAATGGATAAAGGGTTGGAATTCAATGGAGTATCCGATGATTTCGAACTCTATGTGAAAATGACTTCATACCTCACCATCCTTAAGACCGTGGAACTTCATTTGAATTCTTTGTGGTTCGTAGCAAATCAGGACATCAAAAGCCCCGATGAAATTACGGAATCACTTAAGAAGGACAGTTCAGAGTAGTTTGATTTATAAAAATGTGCTATAATACAAGTAATTGGTCATGGCGACAGACCTAAAATGTCTCCTAAAAATTATGGATATTGACTCCTTAGTTCAAGAAAAGATGGAAGCGGACACGGATTTTCAGTCAGAAATCGAAACGATGGATGACACCGAAAAAGCCACCGCAATCGCAGAGAAGCGTGAGCAGTTAATCAAGGAAACATTCAAGGAAGTATCTGAAAAGGCTGCCAAGAATGAGGAACTTGCAAACAACTATAAAACGCGAGCAGAGAAAGCAGAGAGGGCACCCAAAGAGAAACCTTCACCGAAAAACGATGACGATATCTCCCAGAAAGACCTTCTCGCGATTGTTCGAGCAGATGTGCATGATGACGACATCGACCGTGTGATTAAGTTTGCAAAACTTGAAAATCTCACAGTCCCAGAAGCATTAAAGCACAGTGATTTGAAAGCAATTCTCGCATCCCGAGCAGAAGCGCGGAAAAGTGCAGAAGCAACCACAGTCAAGCCCGCTCGTAATGGAGCACAGAAAGTATCATCCGATGTTCTTATTGCCAAGGCAAACGCAGGAGAAATACCTGCACAAGGAAGTCAAGAAGCAGAGGACCTATTCTGGGCAAGACGTGGGGGAAAGAGATAGCATCGGCGGGAATTAACATTATTTAATTCCCTTATTGTGAATACTCAGTCAACATATGGAGATCGCGATACCTACTTGAAATCTCAGTACGATATCGTTCTCCGCAACGCATTGGTGTGTGAAAAGATTTGTTCGGTAGACCGCTCGGAACAGAAGCGCATTCAGAATCCTTACGGAAGCCAGCCGACCGCAACGATTCAGGCAGTCGCAGGAACGTACTCGGTGTCCGCATGGACGATTACCGATGACGCGCTCACTGTCACGGATGAGGTCATTTACGCAGAGCATGTCTTTGCGCACGAAGAGTTCTTTGCCAATTTCGCAGTCGCACAGTCCCGCATCGACAACATGATGTACGCTGTGGCATTTGGTATCGACAAGTTTGTGTTGAACAACCTCTGTGAGGATGCAACTGGTGCATACACCACTCCCGCAGGAGGTTTCACTACCGCAGCGAACGTGTTGGAGATCATGGCAAACCTCAACTCGAAGGTTGGTGGTTATGCAGACCTCTACAATGGTACTTACCTCGTCATTGAGAACACCGATATGGTTGGATTCCAACTCGTTGGAGCAACCACTGGTTTCTCATGGGCAGATGCAACCCTCCGCAATGGATGGATGCGTGAGCTCCTTGGTGTAGATATCCATGTTGTCCGCACTGGTACGTTTGTTTCGGCAACACTCGGAACTACGACCGTGACGAACTCGGGCCATCGTGTCTTTGGTGTGAAGGGTGTTTCCACCTACGCATCGCCTCGCGGTATTCAGTACGATGAGAAGCCGGTGACTGGAAAGACTGGACGTGAAATCGTCGTCTTTGGTCTCGTTGGTTTCAAGTTGTGGTCTCAGAAAGCTGGTCTTACGGTAGACGTGACTCTTGCTTAGTTATTAACCATCCTTCGGGATGGTCTCATGGACGTAACCCCCGCCGATTGCGTCCAGCAGATCATCCCGAAGGTAACACATTATCGAAAATGGCAGAAAAAGAAGTAAAGCCTAAGGCAGAAAAAGAAGTAAAGCCGGTCGAAGTGGCGGAGAACAACATTATTGTTGAAGACCCGCTTATTCTTCGCCCGAAGGAACTTCCTCTTGTCATCAAACCTGAAAATGGTTCTTGGGCGAATGAAGCACAGGCTGAATTTGCAGCAGTGCTGAACGGATACGCATATAAGAACACTGAGAAGTGGAACAAAAAGAAGCCCGTCTTGCTTGCGCAGCTTGCAAGTCTCGCAACAAATCCCGAAAAGATTTTTGCACTCAAGGGTGAACCCGAATTCCAGTCAGATGGTTCAGGTGCAGTAAAGTTCAAGAATCAGTTGATTCAGAAGTAAACACATTATCATGGAAAAGAAATATATCGCACTTTCCGTCGTTCTCTCTGTTCTTGTATCGGTTGGTGTATATACACTTGCCCCAGAAAAGCCCGTACAGATTTCTGAGAAAAATCCTCCTTCTGTTCAGGGTTTCGCTGGTCCTGACCTTGCAAGCCGCTACTTCTCATTCGGAGGTGTGCGTCAATTCGCAGGGAACACTCAGATGCAAGTTGCAACGACTACGCTCTGTGCCATTCAGTCACCAGCAGCAACCTCATCGCTTGAGTTTGTCTCTTGGAGCATAACGACTGGCACTGGTACGGCGGCAACCATTGACATCGGAACTGGTACGACTGCATTTGCAACGTCTACCAATCTTGTATCTGGTACGTCTGTCGGCTCAGGAGCACTTGGATCTGCATACTGGTCATCTGTTGGAGGTTCCACTGGTGATAGCGTTCTCGCACCGAACACCTATGTGCTCGTGAAGACTACTGGTGCAGGGTTAGGAGGCTACACCTATGGAGGTACGTGTCAGGCAATGTTCACGCAGTTGGTTTATTAAACCCCTTGGCCTACGGGCTAGGGAGAGGATGGAATACTTCTTTCTTCCCCCAAGCTCGTAGAAATTAACAGTTATTATATAAACATGAAACTCACTCTTCAAAAGGTTCTCGTTGGTACAATCCTCGTCGCAATCGTTGGATTTTTCTGTGCTATGGTCATTCAGGCGCAAATGGCAAATGCGGGATATATCAGTAATACTCAACCGACTCGTGCAGAACGGTTCGTAAAGTATAGTTTCTTCGCTTCATCGACACCTGGTTCGACTCCTGTACTCTTTGCAACGTCAACAAGCGCAACTTCTACGAACATTGCTTCATGGACTGATGCGGATGGCCGTGTTGATAATGGATACATGGTCGTTGCAGGTGCAAAGAAGGTCAATTTCTTCTTCTCACGAGCATGGGGAGGTGGGAACGCCGGGTCTTCTCAGTTCTTCGTAGAGGTATCTACTGACGGTTCTAACTGGGTCCCGTACAACAAACTCATCTCGAATGTCACCAACACGAACGGACAGAACTTGACCCGTGTAGCAAGTGTCACGATCTCTGCTGCAACATCAACATCAATGGTCACAATGGATGAAGACGCAATCTACGCAGTCCGTTGTATCGTCGTAGAGGCAACTGATGGTTCACACACCTGTGAGGCAACCGCTCAATACTAAACAAAATGGAATACAGCAATACCACGACAAAAGGGGGGATTATCCAGCGTGAGGAAATGCTGTGTGGTCTTGGAGATGGTGGTATTTCAGGAAACGCCGTCCTTCTCCGACAAATAACCGCACTGAATAACCATGCGTATCATGAGATATGGATGGCTATTCTGTCGGTGAACAAGCACTTCAAAGCAGACGACTACAACTACACTGATTATCCCGACGCACCTATCACAATAGTCGCTGGACAATCGGACTATACGCTTCCCGTTGCGGTTACAGGTGGAAATGTCGCTTCATTCTTACGTGTGAACGGAATCTATCTCTTGAAAGATGGAGTCCGAACGTATTTAACCCCGATGACCGATGAAACACTCACGACTACAGCAGGTCTTCCGACAACATATAGACTGAACGGGAAAAGCATCTTCTTTCAGTGTCCATTCTCGTCTTCTTCTGCTACAGAGTACACTTCGTTCCATGTGGAGTTTCAGCGTGTTCCCGATCCGTTTCTTTATGACGACACCACACAGCAACCTGGGTTCATGGAAACGTACCATGACCTCATCCCGCTCAAAACGTCTGCACTCTACATGCTTCCGATTGACGTTAATCTCTCCAACCAGTACGAACAACGCTTTTTGACCCGTTTAGAACTCTTGAAACGCGATATTGCCATCATTGACGATACTTTTCCTCCTCGATTAACTCCGAAAGTAGAACGTAACGACTAAAACATGCCTCTTCCAACTCGTAACCCATCTTCCTACACTCTCCCCACCCAAAACACAGGTGTCCTTCTCAAAGAGGACGGTTTTGCGCTGACCACGGAAGACGGAACCGAGATACTGCTTGAGAACCCTGTCCAAGATCCCAATTTGACCGCCAGGAACGTTTCCACCGCGACCTTGCCTAATCGTAACTAATCA